AGTTCTTATGCAACTTTTTCTTCCGCTGTTACCCAGGCTCCAGATGCCTATCTTATTAGAGCTTTAAAACATGCTGGTAGTAATTACGATGGTTTTTTTGAGGTTGTAGAGCGTGTTGGCTTAGACAACGTAACCAAAGAACGTCAGATTATTCGCAGTACCAGGCAAGAATTTAAAGAAGATACAAAACTTCAACCCTTGATGTTTGCTGGTTTGATAATGCAAGGAGGCGTGATATCATATGAGAGCAACGTAAAATCTGGTGGCGCAGGTGCTAGATATCTTGGGATAGGAATGTCTAGACAGTACAAACAAGATACCGTTACCATATCCTTACGAACAGTTTCCGTCAGTACCGGCAAAGTACTGCTAGAGGTTCTCGTAACCAAAACAATATTAAGTGCATCTATTGACCAGGATGTGTTTAGGTTTATAACCGATTCAACAGAACTTGTTGAAATAGAAAACGGTTTAGTTAGAAACGAATCTATTAATATTGCCTTACAAACAGCTATAGAAACAGCTGTATTACAAACAATAAAAGAAGGAACAACAAAGGGATATTGGAAGATATATGAATAAAAATGATATAGGGGTAATAAGCTATTACAGTATATTAGGATTAACTTTTTTTGGATTATCTGCTTATTCTGCAGATAACGAGATATATGTTGAGCAGTCCGGAGCAACAGCAAATATAGACTTAGAGCAATTAGGCTCATCTAATATTATAGGCGGTCTTAACTCTGTAGCAGGTACGCTTACCGCTCTAGATTTAGACGGTTTAAATTTAACGCTAGATATAAACCAAATAGGTAATACTAATAAATTCTTAGGTGACATCCTAGGCGATAATATTACTGGTTTTTTTGAGTTTGACGGCGATAGTAATACTTTTACTATACAAGGAGATCCAACAGATACTTATGGAATAGACAGTTCTGATTTCAATGTTGATGTTACCGGAAGCTCTAATACCTTTACGTTAGATGTAGGTACAAGTGCTTTAGCTTCAAACCTTGACTTAGACTGGATAATTAACGGCGACAGCAACACATTTGATTTTGATATAAACTATGATGGTGCTACTAATTATGTTGATGTAGACGGAGATAGCAATACAATAAACTTTACAGGAAGCGGATATGCAGGCGGATATTTCTACCTCGACCAAACAGGTAACAGCAGAACATTCAACATCACTCAATCGTCAACGCTTGCTTCTGATTGGTTACAGATCAACTCTACTGGTTCTTCTGGTACTGTCTGTGTCATACAAAACGACGGCGGAACAACAACCAGCTGTTGATGTAGGAAACATATCTGAGCTATCAGGTTCTGCTAGAGTTCTAAGAGAAAAACCGTATAATGCCGAGTTGGATTTTGACATTCAACAAAACGATGAAGCTATAACAACAAATGGCCGTATGGCTATTACGTTTTTAGATGATTCAAAAGTAAAACTAAGGAACACTCTCAATTAACGATAGATGAATATATCTTTGACCCAAATCCTAGCAAGTCTAAAATGGCTATCACCTTTGGTTTGGGTACGGCTAGATTTATTACTGGTTCTTTAAATAAGATAGATAAGTCTAATATAGACCTTAAGACTCCTACCGCCAATATAGCAATCAGAGGAACAGACTTTACAGTTACTGTAGATGAAACAGGTCGTAGTTTATTAATACTTTTACCAGATGAATTTGGTAACGCTAGCGGCGAAATATTGGTAACAACTGCGATGGGAACTGTTACTTTAAACAAACCTTACGAAGCTACAACCGTAGACGTATTTGAAAAATCTCCAAGCTCTCCTGTTATTTTAGATCTTACCTTAGATATTATTGACAACATGCTAATCGTAAATCCGCCTAAAGAAGAAGCCGTTTTAGAAGAAACAGTACAAACGCAAAAGAAAAACATTTTAGACTTTGACGACTTAGATATAGATTACTTAGAAGAAGATTTTTTTAAAGAAGACGAACTAGAATTTACCGAGTTAGATATAAATTATCTTGACGTAAACTTTTTAGAAGATTTACTAGATGTTATAGATGCTTTACAAGAAATAAAACAAGAAGATCAGTTGGCCCAAGATGCTACATCTATAAATTTAGTTGGTACTAATTTAGGCCAGGACTTAAATACGCAGATTACATCTTACGTAACAGGAGAGATACTTACTTTGATGAGAAGTGTTAGCGATACTGCTAGAGTAGATATAGATTCATCTGGTAGCTATACTGTTATTTTTATTCAAGATGGCGTATCTAGAATAATAAAAGTAAACGGAGGAACGGGTAGTACAATAAAAATAACCCAAAGTAATTAATAAATAATATGAATAAATTATTATTACCAATACTTATAATACTGGGACTGCCTTTGATATTTCAAAGTACGCCTACCGAAATATTAAAACTAAAAATATTTGACGCTTTTGTTCAAACGCCAGAACCATCTGGTTACTTTACTATTTTAAATATTACCGAAGAAGATATAGAGGCAGAAGGCGGTTGGCCTATACCCAGACAAAGACTGGGAAATATACATGCAGAACTAATAGAAAAAGGTGCTTTGGGTGTAGGTTGGGTTGTTAGCTTTCCGCATCCCGATAGATTTGGGGGCGATAGATTTTTTGCAGAGTCCTTAAAGTATGGTACATCTATTTTAGCTTCATTTGAATACCCAAATCAAATATACCCAAAAACAGTTGGTACGGTCATCAAGGGACCTGATGTTGGTGGTATGCTAGCAAAGGGTGTGGTACAGAATACTCACAACCTTAGAAACGATTATATACAAGAAGGTATATCTGCTGCACCCACCGATCTTGATAATCTGGTTAGAAGAATCCCTTTATTGTTTAGAACCCCAGACGGATACGTAAGTTCTTTTGGTACAGAAGTATTAAAAAGCTTAGCAGGAGCAAAAACCTATATTATTAAAACCAACGAGCTTGGTATTGAGGAAATTACTGTTCAAGGATTACCTCCTGTTAAGACTGATAGTCTTGGTCGTAAGTGGATTAGTTGGGTAAAGACTCCAGAAACCAATTTGCAAGAAATGGATGTAGAAGGTAAGTTTGTTTTTCTTGGAATAACTGCTTCTGGAATTATGCCTCAAGTTGCAACTCCGGCTGGATTATTAGAGCCGCATAAAATTCAAGCAGCATTATCTGAGTCAATTCTTATTCAAAACTCTCCAAGAATACCAGAATGGCATTTGGCAGCCGAAATTTTAATTTTAGGAATTTTTGTATCGCTGACGTGGCTCACAATTAATTATCTCGGTGTAGTTAAGGGTATAAGTATCGCTACAATTTTGCTTTTAACCACGGGCTTCTCAGGCGTTTTTAGCATTCAGAAGGGCATTTTATTAGATTTTTCATGGACTTTTATCTCTCAAATCATAACTTCTACCGTTGCTTTCTATATAAACTACAAAAAACAATATAAACTACGTCAAGAGATTAAAAAACAGTTTGAACATTATCTGGATCCAAGACAAGTGAAACAATTACAAGACAATCCTGAGTTACTAAAACTTGGTGGCGAGAAAAAATATTGCACATTTTTATTTACAGACGTTAGAGGTTTTACATCTTTATCAGAAAAACTAGAACCAGAAGAGGTAACCAAGATTATGAATAAGGCTTTAACTATTCAAGCAGATACAGTTAAGTTTTATGATGGTATGGTGGATAAATATATTGGTGATGCGATGATGGCAATATTTAACGCACCTATAGATATACCTGACCATGAAATGGCTGCAGTTCTTTGCGCAAAAGAAATACAAGATAAAATTAAAATGGCCAATCTTGGTGTTGAGATTGGTATTGGCGTAAATACCGGATATGCAGTTATTGGCAATATGGGTAGTGATACAAGATTTGACTACTCAGCTATAGGTGACGCGGTAAATACAGCAGCTCGTCTTGAGTCTGCAACGAAAGAAGCTGGTGTTGACATACTAATTGGTGAAGCTACAATTAAGAAAACGCAAAATGGTGTTTTTCATAAAAAAATATACGTAAAAGGAAAAAAGAAACCGTTAAAGGTTTATACTATATAAATGGCGACAACAAGACCAACAACATTAACTGTAGCGGCAGATCTTGCCAAGCATGAGGCCCAATGTTCTGAGCGTTGGAAGACAGCCTTTAATGAATTTGCTGATATAAAAAGTGAAATATCCTCTATTAACAATACAATCAAAATGACAACCTTCGGAGTATTTGGCTTTATAGGTGCTCTAGCTATAGCCTTAGTATCTGTTCTACTATGAAATTTAAAGGATTATTAAAAAACGTTGTAGGCGCAGTAGCTCCTACACTTGGTACAGCTTTAGGTGGACCTATGGGTGGTATGGCTGCGAATATGATATCTGAGGTTTTGGGAGTTCCAAACAACCCCAGATCTATTGAAACAGCAATTCAAAATGCAACTCCAGAACAAATGCTACAGCTTAAAAAAGCTGAAAAAGACTTTGAGATAAAAATGAAAGAGCTTGAAGTTGATATCTTTGCTTTAGAAGCAAAGGAAAAAGAAAACGCTAGAGGTTACTTTTCTAAAGACTGGACTGCAAGAATAATTGGTATAGCAACTATAGGTGGCTTTTTAGGTTATATATTCTTGGTTACGTTACAACCGCCAGAACAAAACTCAGAAGCTTTAATTAATTTAGTATTAGGATATTTAGGTGGATTGGCTAGCGCAATTATTTCGTTTTATTTTGGGGCTTCTAACTCAAGCAACAAAGGAGACTAATATGAATATATCTCAAGAAGGCTTATGCCTTATTAAAAAGTTTGAAGGCTGCGAGCTTGAAGCTTATAAATGTGCAGCAGGAGTTTGGACTATAGGATATGGTTCTACTAAAGGTGTAAAAGAAGGCGATACTATAACCCAAGAAGAAGCTGATCATCTTTTATTAGAAGAAATGAAAGAATACGAAGGATATATAAACGATTTAGTTGAAGTGGATTTAAACCAAAATCAATTCGACGCTTTAGTATCTTGGGTATTTAATCTTGGTCCGGCTAATTTAAAAGCGTCTACGATGTTAAAAGTTTTAAATAATAAAGAATACGAAGATGTGCCTGCGCAAATGCAAAGATGGAATAAAGCAGGCGGAAAAGTTTTAGAAGGTTTGGTAAGGAGAAGAAACGCGGAATCTCTACTATTTGAAGGCAAGGAGTGGGGAAAAATATAAGGAGATAAAATGCCACATGCTACAACGCGTATTGCGTTAGCAGGTGAATATTTGGCAGCGTCATATTTGATGAGATATTGCGACTCTGTTATTTTAGCTCCAGCAGGTCATCGTTCCGATTTAATTTTAGACCATCAAGGTCAACTCTATAAAGTACAAGTAAAGACTACAAACAGCACCTATAAACGCAGGGGAGCTGATTATTATCGCTGGGAAATACGAACCAGCAAAAGAACTCAAGATAACATTCGACAAAATAAAATGGTAAGATATGGAAACGGGCAAATAGATATGTTTTGCCTTGTTGCCTTGCCTATTAATAAGGTTTTTTTTATTCCTTATACAGAAGATGGAAACCAAACAGAGTATGCAAAGACAGCAAAAAAATTAAAAGAGATTGACTCAAAAGAGTCTTTGATTAAAACTTTACTAACAATAAATAAAATACCAGAATTAGAGCCTTTAAATGACCTTACAGAAAGCAGTATTTAACCCAGGTATCAACAGAGAAGGTACCGATTATAGTAACGAGGGCGGTTGGTTTGACGTCAACTTAGTTCGTTTTAGAAAAGGATATCCAGAAAAATTTGGAGGATGGACTAAAAATACTTCTAATACTTTTCTTGGAACTTGCAGAGCTTTGCATCCTTGGGTTGCTTTAGAAGGAACTAAATACTTAGGACTTGGTACAACCTTTAAATATTATATAGAGGAAGGTTCTAACTTTAACGACGTTACACCTATAAGAACTACTACAGCAGCAGGAGATGTTACCTTTGCCGCAACAGATGGATCTTCAACTATTACTGTAAGTGATACTGCGCATGGCGCAGTTAAAAACGATTTTGTTACGTTTTCAGATGCAGTAAGTTTAGGTGGCAATATAACAGCAGATGTTTTAAATCAAGAGTATCAAATAGTATCAGTAACAACCGACACTTATACCATCACGGCTAAAGATACAAACGGAGATACTGTAACAGCAAACTCAAGTGATACAGGAAATGGCGGCTCAAGTACCGTAGGAACCTACCAAATAAACGTAGGACTGGATGTATATATACCTGGTACTGGTTGGGGCTTAAACGGTTGGGGCGAGGGAACTTTTGGTTCTGCAACAGCTTTGTCCGTAGTAAACCAGCTTAGACTTTGGACGCATGATCACTTTGGCGAAAACCTGATAATGAATGTTAGAGGCGGCGGTATTTATCAATGGACAGAAAATAATGGTACCAATACTAGGGCTGTAGATATGTCCGGTATATCAGGAGCTAACTTGGTTCCAACCGTAGGATTACAAGTTATTACTTCTGAAAAAGACAGACATTTAATTGTATTGGGAGCAGATCCTTTAAATGATGCAGGTACAGCTAGAACCGGTACAGTAGATCCGATGCTTATAGCTTTTTCTGATCAAGAAGATAATTTACAGTTTGAGCCTTTAATTACTAATACTGCCGGTTCGTTACGATTATCATCTGGCGCAGTAAACCTAGTAAACGAAGGAACAGGATTGGTTGGCCCTAAAGCAGCAGTAACAGCGCCTTCAGCTATTTACTGGATGGGTTACAATAATTTCTATAGCTATAACGGTAGCGTTCAAACCATACCTTGTAACGTTCATAATTACGTGTTCAACGATATTAACTTAGTACAGTCATTTAAAATAAACGCTTTTACTATTGCTGATAAAAACGAAGTAGGTTGGTTTTATTGTTCTTCTAGCAGCGACGAAATAGACAGATATGTTATTTATAACTATATGGAAAACCTTTGGACGTATGGCCAACTAAGCAGAACGGCTTGGCTAGATGCTGGTATAGAAAACTTTCCAAGAGCAGTAAACGGCGGATATTTATATCAACAAGAAATAGGATTTGACGCAGACGGATCGCCGATGACTAACGTTTTTATAGAAAGTTCTGACTTTGATATAGGCGAGGGCGATCAATTTACTTTTATACGAAGAATTATTCCTGACTTTAAATTTATAGAAAACGAAAATAACGGCTCGATTAATATTGTTACTTTCCTGGAGATTCTTTAACAACTAACTCAACAAACGAAATAAGCGAAACAACGCAACAAGCGTATGTTAGAGGTAGAGCAAGACAAATGGTATTGCGCTTTGAGTCAAACGACGACGCTGATAACGACGGTAACTTAGGTATTGGTTGGAGATTGGGGGCGACCAGAATAGATATAAAACCTGACGGTAGAAGATGAGCAAACTCTTACAAACTCAACTACCGATTGCTACAGGCGAATATGTGCCAGCTTCTGTTTTTAATAGACTTATAAGAATTTTAGAGATAAACTTAGGATCAGTAGATCCAGATAATACGATACAATTGTCGACTACTGAACGTGATTCTTTGAATTTTAATCAAGGCACGCTAATATTTAATACAACAACAGAAACGCTACAAGTATTTGACGGGACTGAGTTTATTGATTTAACGAGCCATCGCACTTACTTAACAGGAGTTTCTGCTACATCAGCGTTAGGAAGCGTAACAGTTTCAACGCCTTAACATATGGAACAACATGCTAGCAGAAAAAATATATTTAGAAGAACAACAATACGAGCTTAAAAATCTATTACTCGCATACCCGTCTGATTGGTTTTTAAACAAAGAAACCCTAGAAAAAGCCAAAGCATCTCTTCCGAATATCGTAGACTTTTACAAAAGTATGGGTGTTAGTAACCCAGAGGATAATCCTCTAACAAGCGTTATATCAGAGCCTTTAAAAGAGGTATATACCGTTCCTTTGTTTTCAGAAAAGTTTTGCCAAATATTGTTAGATGAAATAAACAATATGCAAGAACATTTTTCATTTTGCCCGAATCCAGAAGAAGACGAACTTAGACAAATACCAGAAATAGTTTTAAGTGAAAAATGTCCAGAGTTATACAACTCTTTGCTACACGTAGTTCAATCTTTTATTAATCCAATCTTATTAACGATATGGAACCGCCACGTTACAGGTGGCAATATACAGATAGCAAATTATAATTTAAAGAATAAAAAACAAGGTGCTTGGCACCACGACGCCAGTTCAGATGTTAGTATTGTAGTACCCCTAAATACAGGCGATTACAAAGGCGGCGGAACAGAATTTTTAAACAGGGGAATCGTAGAGCCTTTACCGACAGGTAGCGGTCTAATATTTCCTAGCTATACTCACATGCATCGAGGTTTAGCAGTTGAGGAAGGCGATAGATATTTGTTGGTTTTTTGGCTTAATTCTGAGGAAGAATCAATTAACAGTAAAGAAAATTAAGGTTACAATAGTATGATGAATAAAATAGACAATAGCGGACAAGGATTAGCAAAACTAGGTAGAGATGAAGACCAATATATGGCTCACGTCGCCCAAGGCGAAATGGTCGTACCACCTATCATCTCTCCAGAAACAAGAGCTCGTATAGAGGCTGAGATGAAGGCTGTAGGCCTATCTCCAGATGAATATACTGTTGGCGCAGGTATGTCTATTAATCCTATTACAGGAATGCCAGAGTTCGGTTGGCTAAAGAAAACATTTAAGTCTGTAAAGAAAGTTGTTAAGAAAGTTGCACCTATTGCAATAAATTTTATACCAGGAGTTGGGCCGATAGCCAAAGCTGCTTTAACAGCAGTAGCGGGTAAAGCATCTGGATTATCTACAAAAGAAGCCTTGCTTGGAGGAGCTTTAAGTTTTGCTGGCGGTAAACTATTTGGAGGAGCTGGTAGCGCAGCTACTGGAGCTGCAGATGCTGCTAAAGGAAATATATTTCAAAGACTTAAAAGCGGTATAGGAAGCTATTTTAATCCTGCAGAAGGAACCAAGGGTATATTTGGAGGAACTATTGGACCAGGTATAAGAAGAGGTATAGGCAGCCTATTTGGCGGAGGAATGGGCCAACAGCCTACGCAAGTTTTAGACGAAGCAGGAAATCCTACAGATTTATATCAATTACCAGATGGTAGACAATTAACAACCGAACAAATGATTGCTGAAGGTTATTTAGATCAATCTGGAAATGTTATTACATCTCAGCCCTCAGGGCAGTTTATGGATGGTAAAAGTTTAAGTCAATTTTTAAGTGCTAAATTTTTACCTCAAAGCGTTGAAGATGCTCTAGGTACAGGCCCAGGAGGCGGAGGCTTAGGCAGTCTTATTGGCGGAGCAGGAGGCGGCGGAATGGGCGGAGGCCTAGGCGCAGCTGCACTCGCTGGATTGCTGGGTAAAGTAACCTACGAATCAGCCAAAGAAAGAATGGGTGGTTTGGCTGAAACTCCAGCTGTAACGATGGATGCCCTTGGCAGATACCAATTATCAAAAGAATTAGGAACAGGTGGAACTAGAGGTGAGTTTGGTTTAGGACCAGCTCCAAAAGCTTTAGAATTTGCTGGAGGCGGCTTAGCTTCTACAAGACAATATTTTAATATGGGAGGAGTCGCTGAATTAGATATGCGAGATGGTGGAGAATCTGCAGGTCCTGGAACAGGTACTTCAGACGATATACCTGCGATGTTAAGCGACGGTGAATATGTGATGACTGCAAAAGCTACCAGAGGTGCTGGCGCATTTAACGTAAAGAAAAATAAATCAGGTATAGAACTTGTTCAAGGCGGTAAGCCATCTCGTAAAAAAGGCGTAGAAAACATGCGCGAACTAATGGATATTTTTGAGGCAATATAATGGCAGAACCTATTAACCCAGTATTAAAAGATGTAACAAGACGAGAAACTATCTCTGATCCTTTTTTAAGAGAACTATATTTTGGTTCTCCAGACTACGAAGGTTTATTAGCAGGTTCAAGAAGAGCAGCTCAAAGATATTTAGATATGGGTCCAACGATGAGAAAAACCGCTGGTCTTTCTCCTTTGGAAACTGCTGCTATCCAACAAGCATACGGAGGTATCGGCGGATACAAGCCATATTTACAAGCTCAAGAGCAAGCTTTGCTTGGAGGTATGGGTTTAATTGGCGAAGAAAGAGGATTGTTAGGTGAGGCTATAGGAGCAACTAGAAGATCTGGCGCTTTACAACAACCCTACTTTGCGCAAGCAGAGCAACAATACGGAGCTGGTCTTGGAGACTTGATGAGCAGCCTTGGCAGACAAGGACCTTCAGCAAGAGATTATCAAAGAGCTTCTTTAAGAGGTTTCGACCCAAGATCAACAGCAGCATTCTACGATCCGTTTGAGCAGCAAGTTGTACAACAAACCATTCAAGATGTGATGAAAAGCGGCGCTCAGCAAGATATAGCAGCAAGAGCAAGAGACATACAATCAGGCGGTCAATCTGCATTTGGTTCAAGAGCAAGACTAGGTGCCGGCGAAAGACAGGCAGCTTTAGGTAGAGGTTTAGGCGAAGCTCTAGCAGGCATACGTTCTCAAGGTTTTGGAACTGCTCAACAAAGAGCTATTGAAGAATCTAGGTTTGGTAGAGGAGCTCTTGAAAGAGCAGGTGAAAGAGAAGCAGGATACGGTCAAACTTTAGCAGGCGCAAGACGTGGATACGCTGGAGACATATTAGGTTTAGGACAACAGAGAGGAGATTTAGCTAGAGGTATTGGCGCATCTCTTGCAGGATACGGCCAACAACTAGGCGGAATAGGCGGCAGAATGGCTGGCTTCGGAAGTCAGTTAGGCGGACTAGGAGAGAGTTATCAGCAAATGGGTATGAGAGAAAGAGAAGAGCTGATGGGTCTAGGCAGAGTACCAAGAGACTTAATGGAAACTCAATACGGCAGAGAATACGATTACAGAGAAGCTCAAAGACAAGATCCGATGAGAGCTATGCAGTTTATGCAAGGCTTTGCTCCTCAGTATCAAGCAGGCTCAACTCAAGTTGGAAAAACTTACGGCATGCCTATTGATCCAATGCAACAAGGTTTAGCTGCAGGTTTGGGAGCTTACGCTAGCTTGATGCCAGGACAAGCTCCAGTTGGATATGGTGCAGGAACAACAACAGGCTAATGAATATATTACAAAGAAGAATGTTTGCTCAAGGAGATGTGGTAAACGCTGGACCTCAGCCTAGAGTTGATATACCAAAGTTAATTCAATATTACGTATCTCAAGGTTACAACGCAGTTGAAATAAAAGAAATGATCCCAGATGTTTCTTTTTCAGAAATAGAAAGTGTGGTAAGTGGTTTAGGCGGTAGCGTTAATCCAGCAATTGCTAGTCCTGGTGCAGATGAATTTACTGGTAATATAAACGTATTTCAAGAGATTCCAGAAACCAAAGTAATTCAAAGACAAGCTCCAAAAGTAGAGCTACCTAAAAATGTAGAACTAGATCAAATTAGAAAATATATAGAAGCTACTAAAGATTTGGGAGTGGAAAACCAAATACTTGGATTAAAGGTAAACTTTAATTTAACAGACGAAGAAGCTAAAGAATATTTAGCTTTGCCAGAAATTTCTATTGAAATGCAAGATCCAAGTTTAGTTTCCTTGGATGCTGTTGAGGTAACAGAAGAGCCAACAACTGGTTTTGCATCCTCAGATTTACAATCCAATCAAATAAGAGATAAGCTTACAAACTCAATATATCAATTACCAGCTAATTTTTCAGAACAAGTTGAGCAAGGAAGAATAGGGGGTACTACTCTATATTCAATAATTAACAATAGGGACTTTGAGTTTAGCCCAGATGTTGCAGCTGCCTTAGAAAATTTTGCTAAGATGGACGAGCCTTTTAGAATAAGCGAAAAAATGGGTGGTAGTTTCGAGGAAAGAAGAGGTACCTTTGCCGGACCAGGAGATTTTGGCTACGGAGCTCAAGAAGCTGGAAGAGGTCTTGCTAATATAAGTAGACCTATTCTTGAGGGAATTGCTGGATTTGCAGGAGAGTTAGCAGGAGGTCAAAGAGGAAGAGAAAGATTTCAAGATATTATTCCTGGAGATGAAATATCTAAAAGAGATATTGGTTTAACGAGATTATTGCAAATACCTGGAGTTTCATATATTCCACCAGAAACTGCAGACCTATCAAAACAATTAGAAGATTTAGAAAAAACCTCACCTCCAGCAGATACAGTAACTGAAGACGTAGAAGCTGAAGAGGAAGTAGCAACAACTACAGAAGAAACAGCTGAAGAAGTGGTTGAAGAAAAGCCAGAAGGAGAAGCTGTTGCTGAAGATGTCGTAACTACAACAGAAGAAACGGTTACAGAAACAAAACCAGAAGTAGTTCCAGCAGGAGATTTCCAAAGAGCAGGCAACGTATTTTCTAATCCAAACTTTGTAAGATTTGTTGCTAATTTATCAAAAGGCTTAGCTACCTCAGAAGATATGGCTTCTGGCCTAGCAAAAGGTGCAGCGCTTGCAGCTGAAGAAAGAGGTTTAAGAGAATTAGAACAACAGAAACTTGCTCAAGAAATAGAATTAGAACGTATTGAAGCTTTGGGCGAGCTTAATATGAAGCCAACAGATGCAGCAAAAATTAGAGATACAAACAAAGAATTAACAGAACAAATAAAACTTTTCCAAAAATCTCAAAACAACGTTAAGCAAGTAGATGAGGTAATATCTATTGTAGAGGCTGGAGGTGCAACAGGTTTATCTGGCTTGGCTGGAAAACTAATAACTGAAGCAGCTACAGCTTTAGGTAAAGGACCGAAAGACTGGGCTAACGTAGATGCTAGAACTAGAGCAGATGCTATATTAAAAGTATTACAACAAGAAAATATTAGAGAGATTCTTGGAGAATCTGGAAGAACTATTTCTAACTTAGATAGAGAAGTTATTAAAGATGTATTTGGTAATATTACTTTTAGAACATCTCCTGCAGAAATACTTAAAAAGCTAAAAGACTCTAGAGAAAAAACACTTAAATCTGCAAATCAAACTAAAGGAGATATAGCAGCATCTTTAGATTTTTTTAATTTAACAGGAAGACCCTCTGTAGTTGCTCAACAAAATGCTGATTTATTACGAATAATAATGAGTTTTAACCCAGAAAGTTATTCATCTGATTACGCAGATCAGGTTGTAGATATAGACTTTAGAAGCCAGTTTAATAAATGAAAACCTACAGATTCAGATTAACGGATGATCTCACAATACCGATAGAAGCCAATTCAAGGGAAGAAGCAGAAAGAATACTTAAATCAGAGATTGCAAAAAAAGAAGCGTCTCCTATTTTTGATTCTATATACTTTGATTACGAAACAGGTATCAACGCTCCAAGATTAAGACAAGCCTTAGCAAGACAAGAAAAAAGAGAAGAAAAAGAAAACGTTTTAAGAGCTTACGTTGACAGTACAGGATTTACTACAACAACAAAAGGTGATTTTGCTATTACTCCAGAAGGACAAAGAGTTCTTATTGAAAAAGGTTTACTAGATGAAGATAAACAATCTGATAAAAATATTGTTATAGATGAAAACAAATTTGGCAGCGCTGGCGACTACGCAGATTTTGCTGGAGCTATTGGTCCTATCGCTGGAGCGATTGCAGCTCTTAGCCCTCAAGGAAGGCTATTAAAAGGCATTCAATATTTATTCAAAGCTCCAACCGTAAGTAGATCTATAGCATCTGGTATTGGAGCCGCAGGTGGTAAGGCTGCTGAGGAATCAGTAGACGTATTACAAGGATTCCAAGACAAGGACGCTGGAGAATTGGCTGATTTGCTAAAAACAGAATTTGCTATTGGCGTTACCGGTCAAGGATTGGGAGAACTAGGAGCAAAAGCTCTTGGCGCTTTTTTTGGTAGAAAAGCTCCAACAGAAAGTATAAGAGATTTTTATATTACGTCTAAAGGCTTAAGTATGGACGACGTTATTAGATTAGATAATAAACTCGGTAGAACAGCTACAGAAAAAGAAATAAACCAAGCTGTAAAAAGAGGTGAGGTAAAAGATTTAGGATTTAAAGCAATACCAACTCAAAGAGCTTTAGGCAGAGAAATACCAGGAAGAATGCAGGCAGCAGGTGAAACTATTTTTGGTAAGGCTAGAAGAGAACAAGGAATTATTGCTTACAATATGGCCGCGTTAAATCAGTTAAAAAGAAAAATAGCTGATCAAAAAGCTAAGTTAGATGAATACTCTATATTTTCAGAAACAGATTCAAAAGTTATAGCAGAACTAAAAGCCAAGAAAACAGCTTTGGAAAAAGCAGATCAAGATGTAACTAACGAATTAAATAAACTGATGAATGATCTTGCTTCTGAAACTGGAGGGTTTAGCTCTGCAGTATTACAAAGCAAAAAAGAACTCGGAGAAAACGTACAAACCACAATTAAAGAATCTTACAAAACTATACAAGATAATCATAGGCAGGCATATGGGGCTATAGAAGAAAGAATTAAAAAGTTTAATCCTGATTTTGAAATAGATATGTCAGATATAACCAGATATGTAAAAGAAACTTTAGATGAAGATTTTCTTATAGCAGCAAGAGCAGATGACGCTAACTTTAAAATTATTACAGCTTTAGTAAATGGCTTAGAAAAACAGGAAGGCAAAGTTACTTTAAAACAACTAATAGATTTAAGAAAAAATGTAAGAGCTCAAGAGATGGCTAGTAATTTTAACGGCGGATCTCAAGGTGATTTAATTAGAAAAGTATACAAATTAATTGACGAAAAGATAAATGAGCTCCCAAACAATCTTCATAAAATAGGCGGAACCGAGGCTGATAAAAAGAAATTAGCTGCGATTATTAACGACTTGAAAAAAGAAAATGCTAAGTATTATAAAAACCACTTACCTTTTGATAAGGCTGTTGTTCAAAAAATAATGAGTGATACTAAAATTGATAGTGATGATGTATACAACGCAGTATTTGGAATTAATCAAGCTGGAGATATGAAAGCAATTATCCAAGCTTTACCAGAAGCTCAAAGGCTTACTACAAGACAAAAGCTATTAAGAAGATATATGCAAGAAAAATCTAAAGCAGCTGTAACGGATCCTGTAAATAAAATTATAAACCCAGCAAGATTTGCAAACATGATTTTAAAAGACAGGCAAAAACTAGAACCTTTGCTGGGAAATAGATCTACAGCATTTTTTCAAGCGATGGATGATTTTGTAAAATTAAAACCAAACTTAACTGTAAAAGAATTAGAAACAGTTGCTGCGGAATTATCTGGAAGAATACCTCAATTAGAAGCAACAACCGGAGCTCCTCAAAGTTTTCTAAGATTTATAGATTCTTTAAAAAACAAAGCCAAGGTAAGTGCCGAAGCAGCAGACATGCAAAAGGCTAGAATCTTTGATCGTATAGATTCAGCATCTCCAGAAGAGGTTGTAAAAATAGTATTTAGACCAAAATCTTCAGAAGATATATTAAGAGTTAAAAATGCTGTTACCGCAGATGCTTTTACTGATATACAAGAACAAGCTTTAGACCAGATACTTAGAGATAGTATTCAAACAGGCAGCACCAAACTAAACGATATATTTAAACCAGGTAATTTGGAAAGAGCCTTAACGATGTATGGCGACGATACTTTAGAGGCGATGTTTGGAAAAGACTTAACATTATCTTTGAAAAACTTTTCTAGAACTCTTAGGGCTACAGCAGGAGAAACTGGAAGTGGCGGAGCTGGTACTCTTGTAGCTGGTACTTTGGCTCTAAACGTATTTAACGTCGCGCTTTGGCCGATGGTTGCAGCTCTTGGTTTTTATAAACAAATTTTTTCTAATCCAAGAATAGTTTCTGCATTAGCTAAACAAGATAAAAATTCTATAGTTCAAGTTCTTGATTACTTTGCGCAAACTGTAACACGTGGCGGTTTTAGAGATGTTTATTTACAAACATTAGAAGCAGGCGAGCAAGCATCAGAAGGTTTAAGAGCTTTAGAAGAAACCGAAGAGGGGCAAAGCATTAGAGGACTTTTACAAGAAAGCGCATCTGAACTGATGAATTTAGGAAGAGAAGCAACTCAACCTAGATTATCTGCTGATCTTGGAGATCTTCCAGAAATATCTCCAGTCGCAGCTCCTAGCCAAGGTCCTATAAGTCAAAGTCTATTGGGCGGATCTCCAGCTAATATAGATATTGCTCAAAGATCACAAAGACTTGGTTGAGTAGACTTTCCAATTTCTTCTTAATATTTCCAACCATTCGTCCATAGGCATAAAGGCTATTTTTTTATTATCCTCTTCCCACTCAGTATTAATCGCATGTAAAGGTATGCAGACTTGTATTGGCCTTCTGTTAAACTTAAATATTAAAACCGGTATTCTGCCTTGCGCAGACTCGCACACCTGGTTCCACCAAGCGCTTTTTAATCCTGTACCTTCTTTATAAAACTTACACTCAACAGCATGATAGGGCATATTCAAATCACATTGTCCAGCACCTTGGTATTGATCTAGATTTCTTTTAGTTTGATAATCAATACCTTCTGCCTCAAAAAACTCGTTTAATATTTTGGCTACATCTCTTTCAAACTGAGCGCCTTTGTTTCTACTGTTTACCATCACTTACCCTTATTATAATTTTTAACTAATCCCATTTCTTCTCTATCAAATCCAAGAGGATGCGGAGACAAGCATTCAAGTTCGTCTCTACTAAAATGTATGTATGGCTCTGAATCTTCTTCGTATATAGGCTCTGCTACCGTTCCAAACCTAACGTCATACACCTTATCTTTTTGCCACGTATGACTGTAAACGCTATCAGTCATAGCGTAGATGATAACAAAAGGATGGTTGGTTGCAGCTGATAGAGCAGCACCCATTCGCAACTTGCTGGAAGAAAGCAATAAAGTGTCATACTTATCTATACCAAAACTTCTGCATTTTACCTCCATCCAAAAAGAAACTTCTTTGCTTTCGCACCAGTAATCTAG